CAATCTACGATGATTTTTACCCCGTCTGGCGCAAGATCATCAATCCTCAGTGGCTTCTGATACACCGTTAAAACCTTTCAACTCCACCGCGATGGCGCGAATAGGCGGCAGATGTAAGTTAGTGCCCTTAGACAAACGCATTTGTTTGCGTACAGCACCCATCTCTTTTTGCATCCCTGCCACCACACCCGTGTAATCTAGCTTCTGCTCTCCGAGCCACCTCTTAAACGGTTTAGGTACAATGTAGAGCATGTTTGTATCTGTCTCGTATCGCGCAACCAATGAACCTCTTGGGTTTTGATCGGGGATAACCAAAGGCGAAATACCTTCCGCGGATTGCGCAGTATCCGTACTTTTGATCTTTAGTATGCTGCCCCAATGCTCCGTTGTAAACTCAGTGACCAGTGTCTGTACTGATGCAGTGCTATCATCCACGAATGATTTGACCCGTATTAACTGGTTAACCACCCACTTAAACAATTTCTTTAGGTCGTAAGATATTATACCTAGACGTTTAGCTACCAAGGCTCCGGTCAAGATAGACGTACACCCACCGGACCAAAAGCGGTTGACATTATTAAGCCCCGCCGCTTTGTCTAGCTCGGTCTTTATCCGCGCGTAATCCGCGGCAATAGTCTCTTTGTTGTTTATGACATATTGCACAAACTCTGGCCCAAAGTGACCGTAATTTAACTGTATGTCCCTAAGTTGTGCATCTGCTTCTTGTTGGTCAACAGGAACACGGGGCATCTCATCTACTCTAAGCTCTAATAAACGCTGCATCTCGGCTTTAGTGTTGTTTTTGTACATAGACATTTGCGCATATATACTCACGTTACCTGTAGAGAACGCCAGCAACCGCCAAGGCTTACCCCTAACACGTTCGTAGTTACCTCCACCTGCCATGCGGTTTTTCTGCACTCCTTCAGACAGTTGGTACGCGTACGTTGATGCTTCTTTAGGAGTAAAGTTTGTCAACTCGTCTGTATTTAACATTAGGTTGTGCATAAGTTCCGCTTGGTTCATTTTCGAGTTAACTGTATCTTCTCCCGTGGCTATCTGCCCACGAGGGTCACCCCATATAGATGACGCTGCGTACATGGCAGTTGTTTTGCCACCACCTGTTTCACCGTACAGATGTACGCCTAGACTGTACAAACCCGAAAGGGGCATGAGTATAGTGCCAAAGCCACCACATACGGTGAATTGATGTAGTTCCATGCCATCACGATTGTACCAATCAAGCAGCTCTTTACTACGCGCTTGCGTACCTTTGTGTTTAAACTTCTCTATATACCCTGAAGTTTTTGCAGAAGGTGGGTTGTACTCCACGCCCGTTGCGGTAATTAGTTGATCGCCCAGCACAAACTGGTCCATCTTCTCGTCATCTACCCAACCAAATTGCTGGTGCGCCTCGCTGGCGGTCGTGGTTTGCTGTAGTTCCTGTATCCATGTAGCTGTGTATGTCATCAGTCGATCTACGTCCTTCCCGAATGTTGCTATGCCCTGCATAGACATGTGTTTGCGAAACTCTTCTCTTGAAGTGACACTCGACAGCGGGACAACAAAGTCGCGTACCCCGTCTCGTGGTAAGTGCAGCGCAAACGCTATAACTTCACCAAGCTCCACATCATGTAGCCTGCGCGTGACGTAAAAGTCGTGGTGGTATATACATACTTCTTCTGTGTCGCCATCTTCGTTCGTGCTACGCAAATACACGCCACCATTCTGACCCCGAAAGTATGGTTTAGGCATCGCGGGGATCGTTATGGTTTTTGTGTCCTCCCCGTCTATTTCCTCTATGACATTGTCTTCGGGTGTGGCCTCTTTGACCTCTTTGGTTAGCTGTGCAGGAGTTGTTATCTTACCCTTGTTGGGACAACCCTCGCATCCTTCGGGGTTAAAACGCTCTATCGTGCTGCAGAACTGTGGGCCACCTGTGTCTTCCATCTTACGCAGTGTGGCTTGAACATCGTAGTCTTCATGCTCCGACGACATCACATGCGCGGCCTCTGCGCTATCCTCACACACGTTAGCTATAGATAGCCCCGCTCTCCATAAGTCGTGCGACACAGTGCTCTGGTTTTTGATTATGTGTTTTATCTGCGCGCAGCCCGTACCGTTCTTGGTCTTCAACAATAGACGCCGAAAGCTACCTTTGTAGTTTTGTTGCAGGGCTTCTCTAAACGCGCTTGTCGCAGATGCCTCGCGTTTCTGGGGTACTGGTATCGGATCACCCCCCAACAAAACCGAAAACTTGTCGAAGTCTACAGTCGTCGGTTCTTCCACCCCATAAAGTTCTACAGGCAGCGGCTCACCATACTTATAGTTGTGGGTGCTTGGCACACGTAGTACGCCAGCGGCATCAGACGTTCGAGACGGGTCAGCAGGAAACCCCTGCTCGGCGCACACCCTCTTCAACCGTTCAGCGACAGGCCACCAGTCTGCTCGGCACACAGGTTCGGACAGTATCCAGTAAACGTGCACACCCCGCCCAGAGTTAATAAGAGTAGGGATAGGTAAACCGTTGTTCTCGCAGAACACACGTAACGCTTCAATCGCCACCTCTTGGGATGGAAACTCTTTGTTAGGCCCACAGTCTAGGTCCAAGAAAAAAGACTTCATCCACTGCATATTGTTAGCTACGCGAGACCCAGCCTCAAAGAACGTGCCCATTGCAAAGAAGGCGTTCCACCCGTTCGCGTCGAGATCACGTGCTGCCTGTAGCACCTCATCAGTAGACGAGTAAAACTTCTGCTTGATCTGTTCGTTTGGTTTAACGCCTTTCAAAGCCCACACGCAGTAGTGCCCCTCGTGCGCCAACACCAAATCTAAAAATCTTTTGTTTATCATTGTTACCACTCATACCATAGGAGTAACCACGGCCACCGGAGCAGCCGTGGATTTGTGTCTAGTCGTCGTCAAACATGCTGTCTACGATGTCGTTCAGATCACCTTTAGACGCTGGAGCCGGAGCCGCTTTATTAACGGTCTTCTTCACTGGCTCTGCTTCAAACATGTCATCGCTATCCTCTTCTACGGAGGGCTTCATAGCCAAGACGTTGTTTGTTTTTGGTTTCGACGCGAACGGGTTGGGGTCTTCCATGACGAACCCACCATCCACAGCACCAAACGGATTGGCACGTTCCATCGGGGTATACTTGATAACTTGCACAGCGTTAATGCGTAGTGACACGCTCTGCTTACCCCCAAAGTCGTAGGGTACTAACTTAACCGCTATGCTAACAGTGCTGCCCGTAGTCAACTGAAAGTCTTCCGGTAGCATGTTACCCTGCGAATCATACTGCGCTGGCTTGTTTGTCACCTGTCCGCCGTATGCACCTTTCAACACGGCTTTATGCGTGATGGTGCCGTTATCGTCTTTGACAAACGGGTTGGCTAGTTTCTCAGCCCACTTGTCTTCGCGGTTTGCCATGTATGCTGCACTCATGGCTTGGAACAAACCTTTTGCCGTGGCGGTGTCCATGCGGAAAGCAATGGAAAACTCTGCGTTAGCATCCCGTGGACCACAGGGCATACTACGGTTGGCCTTCTTATCAAACGCGTACGTCTGATCTAGCTTCGGCCATAGTGCTTCTACGTTTTCAATGATGTAAGTGTCTGCCAATGTCGTTCTCCTTTTTGGCTTATACGTCTGTGTCGGCGTCGAAGTTAAACTCCAACTGTTCTTCTACAGGCTCATTACGAATTTCGGCCTGTTCTGCTTCTATGGCTTTACCTGTTAGGGCTTCGGTCACTGAAGTCTTGTTGAAACGGTAGGTGTTACCGATCTTAATATACGTGGACTTAGGGATATGCCCCTGCCGCACCCACGCACGGATAGTAGAAATGGACACTGCAAAATGCTTTGCCAAATCCTCTATTGGTACAAATGGTTCCGCCATTATTTTTTCCTTACTGATATGACATACTCGGTGTCTATGTTCATGCCCTTCGGCAGAACGTCTGGGTTTTCCTCTAAGAACTGTTTGACATTGGTTTGGTTCAACCGTTTGTCTAAGAACTCAGGTACATCATGCTCTTTAATGAAGTTGTACATTTGCTCCCAATCGCTGGTCCAATACTTTGTTTTAGTGGACCTGAAAAACAAACCCTCGGAGGTTCTAACGCTCTCAACATTGTGGTTCTCACAGTAGTCAAGCAGCGCGTTCTTTAAGATTTCCTGTTGGCGCACCAACGCTCCATCTTCTTCTTTAAACCGTGCGGATAATTCTGCTCTTTTTGCCCTTAGCTTTATATAGGCTTTTGTCAGTTTATCCGCAGGTATGTCGGACTGATCCGTCATTTGCGTTCTCCTCTAGTAACGAGAATTATAATCTAGTGGTATAAAATACCCTAGTCAAGTATTTCTTTGTATAAGTCTATCATTTTTGTGTGTACGTCTATTCTGTTATCGAGAAGTGAGTAAACACGCTTTTCCACAGCAGAGCCTTGCAACTGCACAACGGTACATCGGTGCTTTTGACCCGACCTGTGAACCCGTGCGTTAGCTTGGGCATATGTTTCCAAGGAGGAGGTTGGACCCCACCACACCACCGTGTTCGCTGCAGTTAACGTAACACCATGCGCCGCGGACTGCGGCTGGATGACTAGCACCCTTGGATCGGGGGTATTCTGGAACCGTTTAAATATATCGGTTCGTTTTGCTACAGGCACGTCCCCCCTGATTACCTCAGTAGCAACTCCATCATTACGCAGTTTGTCGGTCAATATGTCAATAGTGTGTTTGAATGGTACGAACACGAGAACCTTTTGGCTGCTCTCGTCTATCACTTCCTTCAAGACTTTGTATCTGTGCTTGATGTCAAACTCTAACGTGTCACCATCATCTGTATATACAGCGCCAGCAGATATTTGCAGGAGCTTGTTCATAATGATCGCGGCGTTCATGGCGGTTACTTCGTCGTCGCCCACAGTCATGGTCATACTCTTCTTGAGCATGTCATAATATTTTTTCTGTTGGCGT